TAAATGAAATTCTCGAAGGTGCAGCTTTAGTTATATAAATTAAAGTACCAAAACCTGACAAGGAAGCAGTAGGCTGAGTTTCCATATATGGTAAACCAGATGAGTTAATATCTTCAGTTATACCGTCAATGTAAAAGTTTTTTTGTAATCTATGAGCTAAATTAATTTTAGTTAATAATCTAATCCCTGGATCAGTGTTAGGAGTATCGTCGTAATATTTAAAAATAATACCTTTTTCTGTTCCAGAATAATCTAAACTTTGATTAGTTTTAAATGATGTAATACTTGCAGTGCTTATAGTATATTCAGTAACCTCAGGTAATTCATCTCGACCTGCTGTAACTGATCCGAGAAAATATGAATCTATACCTACTGTATCTAATTTGTCTCTAAAATTAGAATACTTATCAGAATTAGAAACAGGGTGTATAGTATTATCGGATGGATCAATTGCGTAGTATTTTTTATTTAAATTAAACGTAATAGAGTTATTTTTTATTCTCTCATCTTTATCGTTATAAAAAGCATTAAAGGGTACTAAGTGCGCATATTTATTTTGAGTATCATATGGTTTAGACTCGCTCCCGCTAGATGCTAAATGTAATGTATAATTATCATCTTCCGGATGATCTTGCCATGTTGATGAAACTCCTACTGTGAACGGACTTGTTAATTTACTTGCAGGATAAGATACTCCAGATACTCCATCGTTGTAAGAAGTAGTAGTACTTACGTTAATATTAGTTTCTATATAGTTATAAACAGTAACTGTCTCAGTAAATGTACTTGTATAAGTTTCTCCATTATTATCAAAAAATAATGCATTAACTGTATACTCTCCTGGGGCATTATATGTATGTTCTGCTGATAATGTGTTTGCAGCGCTTAATGTATAACCATCTCCAAAGTTCCATAATATTTGCGAATCTGATAACCTTTGGTGCCAAAGACTCTGTACATCAGATAATTCAGGTGAAAAGCCAAATTTTGATATACGAGTAAATCCGCCGTTAGTTTGATCATTTGGATGAGAGCCGCCTCCAGGTAATGCAGACAACGGGTGAGGAGCAGTGCCAGATGTATTTACTGTGACTGTGAATGGTACAGGCACAGATATCGGACAGGCTTGAGAGTCAGTAGAGGCCATTAGTATTCAACA